AAGGACGTTCTGACGCCTCCAGCAGCACGTGGAAGCCATATCTGGGCATTGCCAACATTTGGCTTAAACTTGGCCAGCCTGAAACAGCTTATATTTACCTGACCCATGCCTATCGCGAAAGCCCCAAAAACCCCCTGATTCGCCAGCAACATCGCGAACTGCATGAGATTTTGACGCCCATCCTGAGAGGAGCCTGATTATGCAGGATACGAAAAAATTCGCGTGGGAATTCGGCCTGAATTCCACAGATCTAACCAACGCCCTGAAAGAAATTGTCACCGCTGTGCAGGCCGTGGACAACACCCTGAAAAGCATGGGCAAAAGCGTCAAGACTACATTTGACGGACTGAAAGACGGTGGAAAATCAGCTGTTAATGAGATTGATCAGCTTGGCAACGCGATCAATAAATCTTTCAGTCAGATTAACAAAGACATCGAGAACATCAACAAGTCTGTCAGACAGGCAGACATGACCAAATGGGAAAAGATGGCGGATAACTACGCTGTCAAGCTTTCCGCCGCACAGAAGCGCCTTGAGGCTCTGACAAAAGAATCACAAAAGCTCAATCAGACCGAAGAACAGCGCGTCGAGATTGCCAAGAAACTGGCTGACGCACAGGAGAAAGTCAACAGACTTGAGAGCGCACAGCAGGCCGCCGCCAGTTACGCCGCGCAACAGGCCGCCGCTAAACAGGCCGCTAAAGACTCCAAAGAGGCCGCTAAAGAAACTGCCAAAGCAGCACGCGAGGCCGCAGCAGAACAGGCCAAGTCAGACAGAGAACGGGAGCGATCCGCTAAACAGGCCGCTGCTGAGGCTGTCAGAAGTGCGCGAGAAATCACCAGAGAACTAGAGCGCGCTGCAAAAGCACAGGCCGCTGAGATCAGCAGCTACGAAAAGGCCCTGACAAAAGCTTTTAACAGCATTGAAAAAGATCTTGATGGCATCAACAAATCGATGCGTCAGGCCGACATGTCCCGCTGGGAGAAAATGGCTGACAACTACGCCATGAAGCTGCAAAAGGCTGAGGCCGTCCTGAAAGAACTGAAGGACAGAGCCGAAGATCTGAACACCACAGAGGAAGAACGGATTCGCATCAACCAGCGGATCGCAGACACACAAGAGAAAATCGTTCAGTTGTCACAGCGTCAGAAAGATGCCGTGGACTTTGCCAAACAGAAAGACGCTGCCGAGGGCCTGAAACGCGCATACGGTGGTGTGCGTGACTCCCTGCAAGAGATTGCTACCATTGGGGCTGTGGTCTCTGGTGCGCTGGCCGGCGTGATTGGCTCATCTGCCCGTGAATTCGCGGACTTTGAGAGCAAACTAACCACGTTCAAAGCAGTGTCAGGCGCGACGGCTGACGAAGTTTCACGCTTCAAAGACCTGAGTCGCAGCATGGCTGAGTTCGGCAAGACCAGCACAGAGGTCGCCGGTCTGGGCGTGGAGCTGTCCAAAGCGGGCCTGAGTGCTTCAGAGATTGAAAAGGGTATCAAGCAGATCACACTGGCAGCCGTGGCCACCGGGGAAGAACTGCAATCCACCGGAGAGACCGTGGACGCTGTGCGCTCACAGTTTGGCCTGACCGCTGACGAGTTCGACCGGGTGAGCAATGGCCTTGTACTGGCTGCCAACAGTTCAAAAATCAGCATCACAGACCTTGCTGAGAGTTATAAATACGTCGGTTCGACCGCCAAACAGACCGGGCAAACGCTCGAGACCATGAACGGGATACTTGCGATCCTGGGTAACGAGGGCATCAAGGGATCACAGGCTGGTACAGGTCTGAAAAACGTGCTGTTGAAGCTGGCAGATCCAAAAGTCACAGAAGCGCTCAAAGCCATTAAGGTTGAGTCTGTGGACGCAAACGGAAACATCCGCAACCTGACAGATGTCATCGTTGATCTTCAGAAGGGCCTGAGCGGAGTCAATCAGGCCAGTAAAGTTTCTTTCCTGAAAAAGCAATTCGGTGAGGAAGCGCTTGTGCCGCTGTTGTCATTGCTTGGAAAATCAGAAAAGACGCTCAGAGATTCTGAAAAAGCCATGAAAAACTGGACTGGATCTTCTGAAAAATTAGCAAAAGAAATGAATCAGGGCTTATTGCCTGCGTTTAATCAGATGAAGGCCAGCGTTCAGGTCTTGCAACAGGTATTCATCGAGGCCATGGCCCCCGCTTTGACCATGATCGTGAACGCTATAAAAGGCATGGCTGACGCTTTTATTGGATTACCAAAGCCCATGCAGGTCATCATATCAAATAGCGCATTAGTTGTGGCCGCAATCGCAGCGATCACGACTGGAGTACTGGCCTTTGCCTTTGCCGCCAACAGCGGAATCATGGCGCTTGGTAGTTTGAGCAACGCGCTTGTAGCCTTTGCAACTGGCGCTCCAGCAGTGGCAACAGGCGTCACGGGAATTGGAACGGCATTAAAATCAGTTATGGCTGCTGGTGGTGCTCTGCCAGGTATGCTTTTAAATCTTGGCAAGGTATTCACGGCATCCATTGGCAGTTTAACGGCATTACTTGGCCCATTCATAGCACTGGCGGCCGCTTTGTATTTCGCATGGGAATACAATCTCGGCGGATTCAGAGATTTGATGCTTAGATTCGTGGAGTCTGCTCAGGAATTACTGGGCATGTTTATGGGCGGATTGAGCAGCACAAAAGAATTCTGGGACATGATCTTCATCGGGATGCAAGACACCCTGTATGCCTTTGTGGGCTTTATAGACATCGTTCTCAGAGGAATATTCACAACGGTTGATGTACTATTCAGAGCCATCGCTGACGTGATGTTTGGTAATTTCTCGGGCGCCTGGGAGGCCATCAGCGGTCTGACCGCAAACGCTGCCAACGCCATCATGCGTATGACAGGTTCATTCTTCAAGCGCATGGGTGAACTGTTCAAGATGGCGTTTAAGGGCATGGTTGAGATCGCCGCCGGTGGTTGGGACGCGATCACCAACCCAACTAATATGGGTGCAGGGCTGCAACGCATGGAGGCCGGTCTTGGCATGGTGGCGGGTGCTGCCAGCCGCATGGGTGGAATTGTTAAAGAGGCATGGGGAAATGCCTTCAGCGCAGTCTATCGCGGGTCTGTGGCGCTCAGAGACCATGGTCAGGCGTTGCTGAGCATTGACCGCCAGCTTGAGCAGAGCGCCAGAAAAACACAGGCCACACGCAAGGCCGCTGGTGTGACAGAGGTTCCCGGCGGAGGGAGCACGCTTGGCACTGGTGGTGGCGCTGGCCGTGGTGGCGCAGGAGGCGGTGCGGGAGCAGGTGATACAAAGGCTTCTGACGAACTAATCAAGCAGATCGAGAAGAAATACGACGACGCCACTGAAAAGCAAAACGATTTTATCGACAAGAACACAAAAGCCGGTGAGAGCATTGACAAGCTTAACGCCAAGATTGCTGAGACCGCTGTTAAGTTTGCTCAGGATGTGCCAGGGGCAATCAAATTTCAGAAATCAGTTCAGAGTATTGGTTATACCTGTGCCCGCACAGTCACAGAACTTCTGCGCCTGTCTGGTGTAACAAAAGATTTTACAAAAGACCTTAAATTTAACGGCAATGTGGTCTATGGTTGGACAGATAGTCTGATTAAAGCTGGCATGGCCACCAAGGTTGCCATTAAAGATATTAAAGCTGGTGATCTTGTCGTTTACGAAGACCGCGCAAGACAAAAAGGTCATATCGGCGTTGCCGTTTCTCCCACTCAGGTAGTTCACGCATCTGGAGCAGCAGGACGCAGACAGGGGCTTGTCCAGCTTGCAACACAGACAGGAATTGAGGGCGGGTTCACCGGACGAGGCGGTGAAGCATTTGGTTTAAGGTTCACGGAAAAAGCCTTCAAAGAAGGCATGATCGGCGAGAACAAAGAGCTTAAAAAAGCCAAGGCCGAAGCGGAACTGATCAAGAAAAAGATTGAAGAATATCACGCTGTTCTGAAAAGCGGAAAATTCAAAGAGGCTTCAGCAGACTATAAAAATATTCTCAGGCAAATTGAAACGGCAGAAAAAGAATACGTCGTTGCAGTCAAAAAGGCTAAAGAGAGCGAAAAGAAAGCGCTTGAGGAACTGAGAAAGCGCGAGCAAGAGCTTTATAAAGAGCGTCTTGAAGAACTGAAAAAGTTTTATGACGCTTTTGATAAGCAGATTGAAGAATCAACTAAAAATATTAGCAATCGTATCAGGACGCTTATCTCTGAATTTACAGCCGGAGCAACAACGCAATCACAAAAAGCCGCTGAAGAAGTGTTTTCAACGCTGGATCAGAATGAAGCTTTGATATCTGATCTTGGTGACAATCTTACATTAGTGGCTCAACGTGCAAAAGATTTCAGAGATAACATGAAGGG